TTAAACGAAGCAAAACCAAGTTTATAAGTACCGCTTATAGAGACTTGATATGTTGAAGTTTGCCAACCCGTAGAGCCATAAGAATTCGTTGAGTAGTCACCAGTGCCGGGATTGGTAAATCCAAGAAGAGCGTATTGCTTGACATAGTTGTTTACCGTTACTACTGGAGTGCCAGTAACGGTTACGGGGACAAGTGAAGTTATGGAGCCATCGTTGTACGGCACATAGTCGGTTCCGACATAGTTCCACGCCATTGTGTAGGTCGTGCCTGCCGTCAGTTCTACCTCACGAGTAATCCATGCCGCGTCTGTCGGTGTACCTTGACCGTTGCCCGATGCTTGCGCCTGCGATGTAAGCATGTTTTTAATTTCTGTCACCGAGCCAGCCGAAAGGCTCAAAGCACTTGCCGCTTGGTCAAAAGTCTGTTCACCTTTGGGTTGAAGCAGAACAGCATTTGTTCCGTTATTAGGGGAGAATGTCCAACTGCCAGAAGCAACTGCTGGTGCGTAATACGGACTAGATGGACTTCCAACAGCACCCCTAGAACCGTGAGTGAAAGTCCTAGAACCAGTAAATATGGTCACGCCACTACCGTTGCCAGTAATGATGTTGCCCAATGTTCCCGTTTGAGATCCTTTTGACCAGCCCGTGAAAGTTCCATCCTCAAAACCAGTATCAGGGATAGTGGCTGCTTGGACAGAAGCAACAGGGACAAAAAGGGCGAGCAGAACTAGAGGGACGATGAGCGCTGACACGCGCCTAAATTTTGAATACGACCGTTGAAGCAATGAAGAACCCCGACGATAATTTTACAACATTTTATGTCTGTGTTTTTAAATACTTCCTTTATTTCGTCGGTCTTTCGTGATGTATAATCTAATTAACTCTCAAGAAAGAGCAAGAGGTTTTAATGGCTGGTGCAGGCGTCCGCTTGTTTACCGCTGGTAGCCAACTTTTGGCATCTCAGGTAAACACATATTTGATGGATCAGGTTGTCGCGTACTTCTCGGACAGCGCCGCGCGTGATGCCGCTTTTGGCGGTGCCGGGGAGCCGACCTTGAGCCCGGGTCGTGTTTGCTACTTGTTTTCTGACAACAAACTGTACCTATATGGGAACGATAATGCTTGGGCGGAAATTGGTGCGCAGGTAGAAGACGGGGAAATCACTACATCAAAACTTGCATCAAGCGCGGTCACCGCAGTCAAAATCGCTTCAGATGCTGTGACGACAGCCAAGATTTTGGACTCAAATGTTACGACAGCAAAGATTAATGATTCTGCGGTCACCACCGCAAAGATTGCTGACAGCGCAATAACTTCAGCCAAAATTGCTGACGCCACGATAGTTGATGCAGATATAAGCACCACCGCCGCGATCGCACTATCAAAACTTGCTTCAGGGACATCGGCACAAGTAGTTGTTCACAACGGTTCAGGGGTTCCAACGGCAACAACCGTGACAGGTGATGTAACCTTTAATTCATCAGGTGTCACAGCGATTTCTGCTGATTCAATTGTTAACGCTGACATTAACTCTTCAGCCGCTATTGCCTACTCCAAACTAAATCTTGCTACCTCTATCACAAATAGCGACATTGCCACTAGTGCTGCTATTGCATTATCAAAACTTGCAAGCGGTACCGCGTCGCAGGTTATTGTCCATAACGGTTCTGGTGTCCCAACCGCTACAACCGTGACGGGAGATGTCACGATCTCTTCTAGCGGTGTCACCGCAATAAGTTCTGACACGATTGTTAACGCCGACGTTAACTCGTCAGCCGCCATCGCATATTCCAAACTGAACCTTGCAACTTCTATAACAAATAGCGACATCGCTACCAACGCCGGAATAGCCCTTACCAAGGTCGCTGATGTAACAATATCTACAAAGACAAGCACACCGTATGTGATAGCGTTAGGCGACAAAAACTCGTTGATTGAAATGAACCTTGCAGGAGCCAATGTGGTGAATGTTCCAACAAACGCATCTACAGCGTTCCCGATCGGCACCGTAATTAACATTGTTCAATACGGTGCAGGGAAAACACAAGTAGTAGCAAGCACACCGGGTACCACATCAGTTCGTGCTACGCCCGGCAATTTCTTGCGTGATCGTTACGCAACCGCGGCGCTTATTAAAAGAGGAACCGACGAGTGGTATTTGATAGGTGACTTGAGCGAATCGTGATACATCAATTCGGCAATATTGCTGGTGGTGGAAAATTTGTTACTGCCCCAACTAGTGTTTCGGCGTCAGTGTCGGCGAATACCGTCACCGTGGCTTTCACCGCAGCAACTTATGACGGCAAAGAGATCGCCACATACACGGTCACATCTACGCCCGCAGGATTTACAGGGTCAGGCACTTCTTCACCAATAGTGATCGGCGGTCTGACTGCCGACACTGCTTTTACTTTTACTGTCACTACAGATAGCACCTATGGTGTTAGGAATACATCGTCTGCATCTAATTCTGTAACCCCGCCGTACTTCCCTCCATATTTCCCTCCATTCTTCCCTCCGTATTTCCCACCATTTTTCCCACCGTTCTTCCCGCCGTATTTTCCACCCTATTTCCCGCCCTATTTCCCGCCGTTCTTCCCACCATATTTCCCGCCACATTTTGGGCACGCTTGCTCCGTTACAGGATCCAGCACCACCTATGTCCAATGCTCACCCGGCAACTGTTTTAAACCAGTGACTTCATACAGTTGTGCACCCGCTGGCTGTACAGGATGCCCAGGCTCAAGTGAAGGTAGTTGCAGTGGACCTGGTTGTTTCTAATACACTAAACTCTTAATGGAGGTTTGCAATGTCCGATTCAAATGAAGAACAAGAAGTTCACAAATACTACGCCTTAACTATTGGCGAAGAAGTAGTTTGGACTATTGCTATACCTGACGTCCCCGTCTTGGAAGGCGCACATGCTGCGTGGGCTTCAAACCCCACAGTCGTACCAATCCCTGAAGCCATCAAAACACAAGTAAACAACTACACTGGTTGGACTTATGTGAATGGGGAATTTGTACCGCCAACAGAGTAGATATAGTATTGTGAAACGAGAGGAAACTTTTTATGTCAGATGAAAACATAACAGAAAAACCAAATTTTAAAGCACCAGAAAACCACACTCATTTTGCTTTTGTAGTAGATGAGAAACTTCAGTGGCTTCACTCGGTAGACAATGTGCTTGATGATGCGGTCAAAGTTTTTCAGTCAGCACCCACAATAGTTGAGATCACCCCTGAACAGTTTGAGCATTTCCTAAATTCTGGTGTTGCTCCTTACGGAAAATTTAAATTAGAAGACAAAAATTGGGTGCTTGAAGAACAATGACCCCATGGGAAGAATTTAAGAAAAAGAGCCTTGAGGAAAGGGCAAAGAAAGTTACCCCTTTAACTGTTCTGAACAGACAGGCGTACTTGGATGACGAAGTTCTATCTGAAAAACGATATGAAATATGTGAAGTGTGTCCTAGGTTTTTTAAGATAACCAAACAATGCAAGGAATGTGGCTGTTTTATGGCTATCAAAACAAAACTCAGAGAAGCGGTGTGTCCTTTAGGTAAGTGGTAAGTGAGATAATGTTCTCCTATGGCTTACCTAGGGCATGAACATATATACGCTTTTGATGATTTCATAACAGAAGACGACGCCTCAGAATTAATCCGTTTCCACGATGAAGAATTTGAATGGGACGGAAGCATGTCGTGGGTTGCCCCACTGGAGCAATACAACCACGGACCTGTCGTCCTGACGGGCGCTTATGCTGAAGAAGTTAAAAGACGCCAAAGCGAATGGTCACCAACATCAACTCATCCGTTGAGCGCGGTTTACGGTGAAAAAATCATGAGAATCGCATCAGATACTTACGGCAGAACTTTGGTTCATCGTCTCACCCCTTACTACAAAAAGTTTTTGGTTGGTTCAGATCACAGCCCTCACGCGGACAACGAAGCACTTGATAAAGGCGTTGTGGATTTTATGCCGAGATACTCCCCGAGCGAATTCAACACTCCTGTTTTGATAGAAGTGGCTGCGAATCTTTACCTTAATGAAGACTTTGAGGGTGGAGAACTCTTTTTCCCAATGCTCAACCTTTCAATAAAACCAAAAGCAAGGCAACTTATTCTTTTCCCCGGCGGACACGAATATATCCATGGCGTAAAACAAATAACAAGCGGAGACAGATGCGTGCTATTTAGTCCCTTGACAAGCCCTCAAAGACTTTTACTTCATATGCACGCCTACAACACCCACCATCAACTACAGGAAGTTTTAAATGAGCGAAGATAATCTGTTCAAAGGAACAACGCCCGAGTTTGACAAACCAACAATCAAGGAAGTCATGGATATGCCCATGGAAGTTTTGGGCGGTGGTGTTGTTAGATTCCCCGGCGTTGTAAACATTAACAGAGAAAAAATTAGCGTATGGTGTGATGCAAACGCACAAAAAGCCCACGAACAAAGATGGACATACCATAAAGACCGAGATGGTGTCACTTACGCTACGAACGAAGACGGTAATAAATTTTCGCTTGAACAGATAGAAGAAGTTCCTGTACGCCTTTTAAATCCAGTAGAAAAAGATACAGACCCTGAAATGATAGAAACTTTCAGGTATTGGGAAGATCAAATCTATAAATGCCTCATAAAATACATTGACGAATATCCGATGGTCTTGGGCACTTTGTGGTGGAGAAGTCGCGGTCATCTTATGCGCTACGACGAAGGTGACTACCTAGGAATTCACAACGATAACGACTCAAATTTCCGCTCAACACAAGGTAAGCGATATGTCCCCAAAGGACAAATGCAGATGCGCCAAGTTGTTGCCATCATGTTGTATCCAAATGACTGTGTGAACTCCGAAGAAGAGTACGACGGAACCAATTATGTTGGCGGTAACTTATTTTTTCCATATTTGGATGTAGAAATAACCCCAAAACAGGGGGATATTTTTATTTTCCCAACCAACTACATGGCTACCCACGGTGTTAAGACGGTTACAAAAGGACATAGATATGGGTATCTTGAGTTTTGGTCACAAGGAAACTCTGATGAAAGTGTTCTAATCAGCGTTGCCGAAGCCTCTGAAGCAGATGGTTGGTGTAGACCGCATTGGATAGACAATCTTTACGACGACTACCACAAGTATTGTTTACATTCAGAATACTTGAACCCCGATAAAGTTGATCGCGCCAACCCTGTTTATCAGAACCGAACGCTTGAAGGCAAAGAAGGGCAATCACAACCCTATTCCCACCATAGAGTGTTTGAAGATAATAAAGATAGAGGGAAAATAGATCCAGATGTTCTCATGCCCAACATTTCAACAAGTTGAGTTCATTGATCTTTTAGTCAACGC